AAGAAGCGTCAACGCTGAATTTATCAAGAACTATATCATCGAGCATGGTGTTTTTGATGAGATCTGCGAGGACGACTTTTCAGAAAACGAGTGGGAGCCAGACATGAACTCTGGTTGGTTCCTGCATAAAGAAGGCGAAGAAGTATTAGGTATTTGGATGGCTGAGCTTAGAAATGGCATAACCATCGAAATACATCCCACGATTCCTAAACTCTATCGCGGGAAAGTTGCCTACCAAGGCGCTAAAGAATTTTTTACATGGATTGCACAGAACACGCAATATCAGAAGATTAACGCAGAAATAGCTACCTGCTTCCCAAACGCGAAATTATTCGCTATGCAATGCGGGATGAAAGTAGAAGGCAAAATCCGCAAGTCTTTTAAGAAAAACGGCATAATATACGATCAGTGGATGCTTGGGATGACTAGGCAGGAACTAGAGGCCAGATATGAGTAAATTAGTTAAGACGCTATTCGGCGGAGAGTCTGACGAAGGTATAGAGCGTCAGGAGAAATCCAATCAATTACTGCGAGACTTTCTGGCTCGTCAAGAGTCATTGGCTCGCGCTGACATACGCAAAGCCATGCCTACTCAGTTTGGCGCATTTACTCAAGGACAGCAGGCTGCATTAGACGTTTATGGCCAAGCCATGCCACAGCAGGCAAATGCGTTCCTTGGAGGCAATGTGGCAGCTCAAGGAACAATCTTGTCTGGTATGCCTATGTACGAGCAGGCTATACGCGGCAGCGATGTTAATTACTCGGCTCTGCAGCCATACCAAGGCAGCTACGATTTATCATTTACGCAGCAACGCCTACCAGAAGCGGTTGCTAATCCGGCCTATCTAGCTGAGGCAACAACAATCGATCCTACTATGCAGCACTTGACGCCTGAATATCGAGATCAGCAAAGGCAAATGATGCGCATGGGCAATCCTACCGCTAATGCTCTTAGTGGAATGGGTATAGACGAAGCAGCCTTAGCCGAAATCATGGCTATGAGGAGATACTAATGGCTAAAATGCGCGAAAGAGACACAGAAGCAATGCTAGCCGGTATCAATGTTCCTAGCGCTGAAGAAATGGTCGTTCAGTTTGTTCAAGCTAACCCAAATGCTGATCACAAACAAATAGCGACATTGATCCAACAAACCGGTGCTGACCTTAACTCGGTTGCTGATACTTTAGGCGTGCCAAGGAGTGTTGCTAACGAAGCCTTTAACGCAGCAATTAGCCAACAGACTCCTGTTCAGACAGCGGCTAATGAGGCTCAGGCTCAGGTTGTTCAGGCGGCTGAGCAAGCCGTTGTTGAAGAGCTATCAGGTTTAGATAAGGTAGCTGATTTTATCGCTTCAGGAAAAGCAAAAACCGATCAAGAAATTTACCGTGAAATGGTAAAAAATGATGTTCCACTGGAGGAAATAGCAGCTCGCATCAATTATCCAATAGATGAGGCTACTGTTCGATTTACTCGTGCTCAAGAGCTAGCTCAGATTGAAGATATTGTCGCCGGCGGACTAGAACAAGCGCGAGCAGATTTTCCTAACGGTATTCCAGATAATCTTATTAAACGCTACGCCATGGAGACTAATCAATCTCCTGCCCAGATAGCGACAAACATGGATAACTTTGGCGTTTCTGTAGATGACTACGCGAGAGCCACTGGTAGGCCGTTGGCAGAAGTACAGGCGATGTACAACGCCGGCAAAGGAGTTACCGAAGTAGTAGGAGGCACAGGAGCCGGAGTTAGCTCAGGAACTGACTCTGTAGCTTCTGCAACAGCTACAGGAGGACGCGCAGGCGCAGGAGGTGCGACAGGTCTTGCGGGAGCAGAACGTGCTCTAGCGGGCGGTGTAACAGCTGCAGCGCAAGCCATTGAGGCCGGCGCAGGTCAGGCTCGTCAAGACATCTTAGGCGGCACTGGTATAGCTAGACAAGATTTAGCTACAGGCGCTCAAGAAGCCGGTCAGATGGTTCAGTCAGGAACTGGGCTAGGACTTGAGGCTCTAGGCGCAGGATTGGGAGCAGCAAGACAAGATATTCTAGGTGGTGCTGAGGCAGGACTTGGTGCCTTATATCAAGGTCTGGGAGGCGCTCGCACAGATCTCATGGCAGCTCAGCAGGCTGCTATGCAGCAATATGGGCAAGGCTTGGGTGATATTACTGCGGCTCGTGATCTAGCCTCACAACAGGTTGGACAGGCGTTTGGTCAGGCCGGTCAGATGTTCGATCCTTACCGTCAGGCAGGTCAAGCAGCGTTACAACAGCAGGCAGCGCTTTCTGGCGCGTTAGGCCAAGAAGCTTTCCAACAGGCTTACAACGAGTCTCCACAGATGCAATTCTTGCGGGAGCAAGGAGAGCGTGCAGCATTACGCACAGCGGCAGCTCGTGGCGGCCTTGGCGGCGGCAATGTAATGCGTGAGCTGTCTAGATATAACACAGGTCTAGCGTCTCAGGATTTACAGAATCAGATAGCTAATCTGCAAGCGCTTGGTGCTCAAGGTCTTGGTGCTAGTGGTTCAGCGGCTCAGTATGCGGCGCAAGGCGGCGCTGCTCAGGCAGATCTATTAACACAAGCGGCACAGCAGCTCGCTGCACAGCGTGGCTTGATGGCTCAGTCTCAACTGGGTACAGGTCAGCAGCTTGCCGGCATAGGAACTCTAGCAGGTCAGCAAGGACTGAATACTTTAACTCAGGCCGGACAACAGCTAGGTAATCTTGGTCTGACTGGCGGTACTTTAGGTCTGCAGACATTGACTGGAGCGGGCTCTCAGTTAGCTGATATAGCCAGTGGACGCGCATTAGCTCAATCTCAGCTTGCAGCTCAGGCCGGAAGACAGCTTGGTGATATTAGCCTTACTGGCGGCATGACTGTAGGTGATTACCTGTACGGCACTGGAGGCGCTTTGGCAGCCAACAGAATGCAAGCCGGCAGAGATATAGCGTCTAACATAACCAACCAGATAAACGCTTTGGCTCAATACCAAGGCGATCAAGGTGTCACCATGGCAGACCTAATTGGTCAGCAGGCCGGCATTTTGGCAGGCATCCAAGGCGGCACAGGCGCAGGAATATCTGATCTATCTGGCAACATTGCAAACCAGTTAGCCGGTATCGCTCAAGGAACTGGCACAGCTTACAATCCGGCCGCGCTAGGTGGATTACAACAAATAGAAGGAATTTTAGGACAGTCTGGTCAACGAGGATTATCGGGTGCAATTGCCGGAGGTCTTGGTGGCGGGGGAGGTGCAGCCGGTGGAGCGCAAGCTGCTATTCTTTCATCTGATGCTAGACTCAAAGAAAACATCCAAAAAATAGGCACAACTCCAAGCGGTCACAACTGGTATACATGGGACTGGAATGAAGAAGGAAAAGCCATTACTAATGGACAGCCTTCTTATGGAGTAATTGCGCAAGAGGTTGCTCAAGTTGATCCTTCTGCCGTAATTGTTGGAGATGACGGTTACTTACGAGTAGATTATTCAAAGGTATAAAACATGGCTGAGAATCTATACGACATCCCGACTGCAAGACGCAGGACAGGCAGAGAAGTTTTTGGCGATATACGAGAAGGCTTTGCTGCCGGTCTTGTTGGCAGAGATCCTCGTTTTAGCCGCGAACAAAGACAAAGCAAGCTTACTCAAGCTACCTTGCAAGATGCGCAAGCCTTACAACAAGCTCTCGCCTCTAATAACCAAAGGCAGGCAATTGATCTTCTTGTAGATCGTGCGAACCTGTTAGAGAGCATGGGTGAAGATGCGTCTGATACTTACGCGCTCAGAGATATGATTGTTCAAGGCAATACACGCGGAGCTATGGGCGAGGTTGGCACATTCTTAGATGCAGCTAAGCGCCGAGGCTTAGTGTCAACTCCTGCTCCTATTGAATCCAAATATCTTACAACAGATCCATCTGGACGCATGGGTACTGTAATACCTGATGCATCTGGTAATTATAGGTTCCAAGAAGCAATCGGAGCCGGTACTCCTAAACCAGAAGAGCCTGAGACCTTCACTGGATCCGATGGTATAGAAAGGTATGCTACCGGAAAATACGCAGGCTACAGTGTAGGCGCTATAGCAGACATGATGAGGCAAGGTCAGATTGCTACTTTTGGTGATGCTATTCCGCGCACTACTCAGCCTCAGCAAGCTACGGTACGTCCTCCTATGAGAATGCCCGAAGCGCCTGCGGCTGCTCCTGCTGCAGATGAATATGTTGGGCTGTCCGCTCAAGAGATAGCAATACTTGAGGCGGAGAAAGAGGAAAAGCTTGCAGAAAAACAAAGAGCTGAAGACGAGGAAGCAAGACGCAAAGCGAAAGAAGGAAGAGAGGTTCAGGCTGCTACGAGAGATGAAGAAGAAGCTGCAAACATTCAAAAAATGAAAGAAGCTGAAATGCTGCAGTTATACGGTTTAGCAGACAGACTGCTAGATCCTAATATCTATGGTGATAAAGTTTATTCTGCTGCAACTGGAGCATTAGAAAGCAAGTCTCCTATGCTTGGCGCTCTGATGACTATTGGCGCAGATTATCAGGATGTAACTAACTTTAGGAATGACATTCAATTCCTGCAAGATATAGCTACGATGGATAATTTAGGAAGGATGACAGGAGTGCTGTCACAATCAGACATTCAATTGTTAGCACAGGCAGCCACTGGTATTGAGTTAAGCTCTGATCCTGAAGTATTGCAGCAGAGACTTCGATATATCAAAGATAAGATCCAGAAAAAATTAATTGATCTAGGATATTCTCCTGCAGATCTTACTCAGCAGGCATCTATGTATAGCAATGCTCAAAGCGAGTTTGACGCGTTATTGCAGGAGCTAGAAGGCGTTCAGCCAACAGGAGCTACACCTAATGGCCGATAAAAGAGCAGTCTTAGCTCAACTACAAAGAATAGCTGATCAAGGTATAGAAGATCAGCTATCTGGGACACAACGTCAATTATTTGACGCAGCGGTCAAAGAAGGCTTAATTAAACCGCGACAAGGAATGATGGGCGCTGTTCAAGAGGTTGTTTCTCCGCGCTTCCAAGAAGACTTTCCAGAAGTTGAGCCTGTATTAAATATGCCAACTGATCCTGCGGAAGCTCAAAGATATATTGACGAGCTTTCCGCTGATCCGATGTTTGAATCAGGTCGCGGCTTACTTGGCAAATATGTCGGAGCTCGTGTCGCAGAGGATCGTTATGGGCGTCCTATTGTAGAAACTCCATCAGGCGAGAAGCGCTACCTAAACCGTGGTGGCTTTAGCATAGGAGATATTCCTCGTGCAGTCAGAGGAACCATTGGATTTGTAGAGGAAGCAGCTCCTTATCTAACTGGCGGCGGCGCTGCGCGTCCTGCTGTGCAGGTAGGCTACCAAGGCTTGGTCGGTCTTGGAACTGAAGCAGTAAAGCAGTCTGGTCGTATGATGGGCGGAGAAGAAGCTGAAACTAGCAGATTGGTCACTACTCCTCTTATGGCAATGGCCGGAGACTTGTTTGGCCGTGGCTTGTTCCGTATTGGAGCTAAGGTCTATAACCGTTTAACAGGAAAGCCTGCAGCAGCTGTAACACAAGCTATAGACGAAAATACCGGACAGTTTAAGCCGGAAGCAGTGCGCGAGATGCGCCAGACGGCAAGCTCCAAAGATATTGATGAGCAGGTCTTCAATGCGATGGTTGATGAGGCAGAGGCCGGCGCTTTGAACCCAGAGCAAATGCAGCAGTTTGCTCGCATGATGGATGAGTACATAACTTCCGGTCAGGCAACTCCTGCCCAGATAGAAAGATATAATCTATTCAAAAGAATGGGTATTGAGCCAACTCGCGCACAGGTTACCAGAACTGCAGACGACTTTACCGTACAACAGGATCTAGCTAAAGAGTCAGGAGCGGTTACAACAGCGCTAGCACAACAACAACAGCAATTACGCAGAGCCTTTGAAACAGCTGAGGCCAAAACAGGCGGAACCGTGCGATCAGAAGTTGCTCCTTTGCAGCAAGCTGTGGTTGATAAAGCTGTTAAATTAGATAACGAAATTGAAGCAATATACAGGCAGGCAGACGAAGCGTTTCCAGATGTTGCCGTAATTGATATTCGCGGATATATAAATAAGCTCCTTCAGAACAAAATATTCAACCAGAAGTCAGGAGGCACATATGCTGCACTTGTCGGGCAGGTTAAACGAGATTTTGGTGTCGATATTACTAAGCTCAACGAGCCTGTCTTAGTAACTCCTAAACAGGCAGAAGTTATTAGACAAACAGCTAACGACTTGTATGCGCCCAACGTGGCGTTAGATGGCACTGCTAGCACTAGCAATAAGATTATCCGTGAGGTGAAAGAGGCGCTTGATGATGATGTTGCAAACGCTCTAGGTAAAGATGCGTACCAAACTGCAAGAAATGCGTACCAAGAGTTCCGTAGAGGTCTTGATCCGGAGCAATTGAGTAAATTCTCTCGCAATCAAAGGAGTTTGATTAGAGATTTGTTAGAGGAAAGAATACCGGCAGAGCGCGTATTTGAAAGAGTAGTCGCGTCTAAAGGTTATACAGCAAAAGATCTGCGAGCTTTGAAAAATTACATAGTTGGTAGAAAAGGCTCTATTAATTCTGCGGGTGCTTCTGCATGGAAAGACCTGAAAGCTGAAACTATTGCTTATATCCGTAACAACGCATTTGGTGGTTCGTTAAATGAGCTCGGCGTTGAGTCTTTATCAAGATCCAAGTTGGCGAACCTTCTGGAAAGGATTGGCAGAGATAAACTGAAGATTATTTTTAACCCAGAAGAGCTTAAATTCCTAGATGATATGTTGGCTTTAAGCCGTTTGATTGAGCCTCTTGGCGGGAAAATGGCCGGATCCGGAGTGTCTGGTCAGGCAGTACAGCAGCTAGAAAGAACAATCAGAGGATTGGGCGGCCGCCTTAGTCAAGGTTTGGTTGATATGGCGGGATCAGTTATTAAGTCTGCAAGACAGGCAGCAGCAGAACGCACAGCGCTATCTGGGGCAGCTCCAATAGTTGAACGAGTTGCTCAAGAAGCTGTTAAAATAAGTCCAAGAGTTGGCGCTGCAGGCGGCGCAACTGGCAGAGTCGCTGCCACAACACTGAATGAGGAAATGAGATAATGGCACGATTCGGTGAGATAAACGCACAATACTTTGACGACGCCGGAGATCCATTAGGCGGCGGTAAGATCTACTTTTACGAAAGCGGAACCACTACGCCTAAGACGACTTACGCCGATGTCAACTTTACTATTCCTAACACGAATCCGGTAGTCCTGACTGCGGCCGGCCGTCAGCCAAATATCTTTTTTAACGGTAATGCCAAAGCCATCCTGACAGATAGCAATGACGTTCAGATTCTTGCACGAGATCCTGTTGGAGAAACTGCTAGTAACTTTGGTGATCCGTGGGTTGCTACTCGAATTTACTCTACTAACTCAGTGGTCATAGGTAGCGACGGTGTATATTATCGTTCGTTAGTGCCTGCTAACCAAAACAATAACCCAGTCACCACTTCTGGCTATTGGTCGCTTCTGTACTCAGTAGAGTGGAACGCAGGCATAACTTATCAAGAAGGCGCTGTTGTTACTTACAATGGCGAGCAGTATCAGTCTCTGCAAGGTTCTAACCTAAACCAGAATCCATCCACAGCGGCTACCTATTGGACGCTACTAAGCTTTGCGTGGATCTCTACTGCGGAATATGCAGACAACCAGAACGCGGTGGGTTCCGACGGCATCCTGTACACTTCCCAACAAGCTGCGAACACAGGCAACGATCCCACTGATCCTGCTAACCGTCCTACTTACTGGGTAGGAACATCTGCGGATGCAGCAGCCAGTGCAGCAGCGGCAGCTGCAAGCGAGGCAGCAGCGGCAGCCAGTGAGGCAGCGGCGGAAACAGCGGAGACTAATGCAGAGACAGCTCAGGCTGCAGCGGAAGCAGCTCAGGCAGCGGCAGAGACAGCCGAGGTTAATGCCGAGACAGCCGAAACTAATAGTGCGGCAAGTGCTGCATCATCTGCAACAAGCGCCAGTGAAAGTGCTGCTTCGGCGGCAGCGGCCTTGGTAAGCGAAAATGCTGCGGCAACATCGGAGTCAAATAGCGCCTCTAGTGCTGCGGCGAGTTCTGCCAGTGCAGCGGCTGCCTTGGCCTCAGAAACGGCAGCGGCGGCCTCAGAGGCGGCAGCATCGACATCGGAATCCAATGCGGCTGCATCGGCAAGCTCATCTGCGACAAGTGCTGCGGCTTCGGCCTCAAGCGCCTCTGATTCTTCGACTTCGGCCTCGGCTAGTGCGTCAAGCGCCACAGCATCTGCCGGATCAGCTACAGCAGCAGCGGGAAGTGCAACTGCGGCGGCAGGATCAGCCACGGCAGCGGCAAGCTCAGCTACTGATGCGGCTACAGCGGAGACAGGAGCGGAAGACGCTCTGGCAGAGTTTGAGACTCAATACTTAGGATCAAGTGCGACTGCGCCTACTGGCTCAATTCTGACAGGTGCGTTGTACTTCAACACTGTATCTAACACGATGTTCGTCTACACAGGCTCATCGTGGGCAGCAGCAGGTAGTGCAGTAAACGGCACAGCAGAGCGTCAGGAGTACACAGCGACTTCTGGTCAGACCAATTTCTCAGCAACCTACGATGTGGGATTTGTTGATGTCTACCTGAATGGTATTAAGTTAATTCCTACAGTAGACTTCACAGCCACAGATGGCGCTACGATTGTATTAACTACCGGAGCTACCACAGGCGATAACGTTTCTATCATTGCCTACGGTGCGTTCGAAGTAGCTGATGTGTACACACAGGCTCAGAGTGATGCTCGGTACGCGCAGATAGCCAATGTCTACGACAAGACTGACAGTGATGCTAGATACACACAGCAGTCTAATAACCTGTCTGATCTTGATGACGCAGCTACGGCTTTAACTAACCTTGGTCTTACTGCCACGGCGACAGAGCTAAACTACGTTGATGGCGTTACGTCTAACATTCAAACACAGATAGACAACATTGACGCTCTGCCAAGTCAAACAGGCCAATCTGGCAAGTTTTTAACAACAGACGGATCAACAGCTTCTTGGGATGCAGTAGATGTTTCTTCTGAAATAACAGGAACATTACCTGTAGCAAATGGCGGTACTGGCGCAACTACATTGACTGCGAATAGTGTTCTATTAGGTAATGGAACATCTGCCCCGTTAGCGGTAGCACCAAGTACGTCTGGTAATGTTTTAACTTCTAATGGAACAACTTGGCAGTCTGTTGCTCCTGCGGGTGGTGGTTTTAGTAATATGACCACAATTACAGGCTCAACAACTTGGTCAATTCCGTCTGGAGTAACAGCAATAAAAATATATGTCACTGGTGGAGGAGGTGGAGCAGGATTAAGTTATTCTTGCGGAGGCTCGGCCGGAGGCACTGCTATTAAATATTTAGATGTTAGTGGTGGTGGCAGCATAACAATAACAATAGGAAGCGGAGGAACATCAGCAAGCACAGGAAATGCAGGCGGAACATCAACAGCAGTTTATGGCGCAACTACAATTACTGGAGGTGGTGGAGCGGGAGGAACAGGGCAATATGCTTCAGGCGGAAGCGCTAGTGGTGGAGATTTAAATATAACTGGCGGTGCTGCAACAGCTTCAGGCTATCAAGCTGAAACAGGGGCAGGTAGTTTCTGGGGAACTGGTTCTCATCAATATTCAGGACCATATGGTGCAGGTGGTGGTTCATATATGGCTTATGGTTCACCAACAAACGGTTATGGACGAGCCGGTGTTGTAGTTATTGAGTATTAGGAGAAAATAATGCAAGCACACGTTATAGAAAATAATTTAGTAGTGAATACTATAGAGGTTGATTCGCTTGATTATCTTCCTAATCTTGTTGAGGCAACAGAAGGCGGTATTGGTTGGTCTTACATTGACGGAATATTTTCTCCTCCAGAAGATAAAAGGACAAATGAACAAAAAGCCGAGGATATTCGTCAGCAAAGAAATTTAAAGTTAGAAGAAACAGATTGGATGGCTACTTCCGATTATGTAATGTCTGATGCTTGGAAAATATATCGTCAAGCATTAAGAAATATTCCAGAGCAAGTAGGATTTCCTAACGAAGTCACTTGGCCTACAGAACCAGAGGTATAACGATGAGCAAGTCACGAGACATAGCCGATAGCGCGGCAACGATTAACTACATTGACAATGTTACCTCTGACGTACAGAGCCAGATCAACACTCTGGACACTGCGATAGACAACATCTCAGTCACCAACGGCTCATTGACCAAGACCTTCGCAGCAGGCGAGTCTTCAACACTAACACTGTCTAGCAGTGTGCTAGTGCCTAATGTATCTGTGACTAAAGAGATTCCACAGACAGGCGTGTCTAACAACGCTTGGGACGCTGCGGCAGGTTCTTATACGTTGGAGGATAGTGCTTATGCGACTAGCTTGTCTTGGAGTTCAACATTAACTGGCGCAAGCTACGACTCTGTTAGCTTTAACGTATCAGCTCAAGAATCAGCACCATACAGCGCTATTTTTAATGACGATGGCACAAAAATGTATGTAATGGGTAATTCGGGGTATGTAAAAGAATATGCTTTAAGTTCTGCTTTTGATATATCAACTGCCTCTTACTCAAGTGTAAATTTTCAAGTTTCAGGACAAGACGCTGTTCCTTTTGATCTTGTTTTTAATAACACAGGTACAAAAATGTACATGATTGGAATTGCTCAAAATACTGTTTTTGAGTATGACCTATCAACTGCATATGACGTATCTACGGCCTCATATAATTCTGTTAATTTTAGTGTTTCCTCACAAGAAACAAACTCACGATCAGTTACCTTTAATGATCTTGGAACTAAAATGTATGTTATTGGGGCTACTAACGACACAATTTATCAATATACACTATCTACGGCTTTTGATGTCTCATCCGCTTCTTATGATTCTGTAAGTTTTAGTATTTCCTCAGAAATTACACTGCCTTCTAAAATGTTATTTGTTTCAAGTGGCTTTAAGATGTTTATACTTGGCAGAGATGCCGATGCCGTGTTTCAGTATTCATTATCTACTGCTTATGATATTTCAACAGCAAGTTATGACTCTATTAGTTTTGATATTTCAAGCCAAGAGATTGAAGCAAACTCTATCGCGTTAAATAACAACTCAAGTAAAATGTATCTTGTTGGTTCAAATAGCGATACGGTATATCAATACTCAATACCAACACTATTATCACTCGGCACAGGCTCATTCGCCTCCACAGACGTAGGCAAGACCATTAACGTCAACGATGGCGTGTTAGTCTTAACAGCCACAGACGGCTCATACGTTGAAACCACAGCACCGACCTCAACTGACACTGCCGCCTCTGGCGAGTGGTCTATGTTTGGTGTGGTCTATGATGCTGCGGATGATGTGTTGGAGGTTAGTAATTATGTAAGTTATTATACAAATATAAATTCTACAGCACTGCAAACTTGGAATAATCCATCAACAGAAATATACGATTTTTACTTTAAGCCTGATGGAACAAAAGTATTTGTAATAAACTATGGTTCATCAAATTTAGAAGAATACTCTTTATCAATACCATATGACCTAAGCACTGTAAGCAGTGTTATTCAAACATTTAGTGTTGGCGGTGATGTTCCTTTGGGGGTTACTTTTAAGCCTGATGGTTCGGCGTTTTGGATTTGTAAATATAACACAGGAGTTCTTCAATATTATGAATGTTCAACTAATTGGAGCTTATCTTCAGTAGGATCAGCTGTTACTGTTAAAGACTATGCTTTTAATCTGAGCTGTATAGAGTGGAATAATGATGGCACAAAAGTGTGGATAGCAGGCTTTAATACTGGGTTAATTACCGAGTATACAGTTTCTACTGCTTACGATATGACTAGCACTTTAACCCAAGTAATAGCTTATTATACAGGTGGCTCGCCTTATAGCATTCGATGGAACTCTGACGGAACAAAAGGTTTGATAACTTTTTCTACCGCAATACAGCAAATAACAGCCTCGTCTCCTTATACTTTAGTGGGTCTAACAATAGATAACACTTTTTCTACAGGAGGGTATTCTATTAGCGCAAGCTATATAAACTCAGGCGCACAGGCTTTTATTCTTACATATAATACTGGAGTATTGACAAAACACAGCACATCTCTTGCTTATGTGCCAACAGGCTACCAACCTTGCATAAGCTCCAACATAGACTCTACCTACTGGACAGACATCAACTCAATGACGGCTGACCAGAACGCAGGTGACGGCAACGTCTACTACGCTATCTCTACAGACGACAGAACTACTTGGACTGTCATTGATAACACAGAAGGCGAGAGAGATATTGTCAGGAACAACGCAGGGACTTGGCAGTACAACTCTAACGGCACATACGCTTCAGAGACTTGGACTAACGGCACGACTAACACAGAGTTAGCTACGTTGGCTGAGGCTATGGAAGGTGCTGCTGATGTAACTGATGCGTTTGATGTTTCTACTGCTAGTTACGACTCTGTTAGTTTTTCAGTCACATCACAAGCAACAGTTCCAAGAGGAATAGCATTTAATACAGATGGAACAAAAATGTTTGTTATAGGAAATATAAGTGATGCAGTGCATGAGTATAGCTTATCAACAGCATTTGATATTTCAACAGCATCGTTTGTAGATTCTTTTAGTGTTTCTGCGCAAGGAGCAAATCCATACGGATTAACATTTAATAATGACGGAACAAAAATGTTTACTGTTGATGGAGGAACAGATGATCTGCATGAATATACGCTTTCTACAGGTTTTGATATTTCAACAGCTTCTTTTTCCCAAACTTTAGCAACAGGAGCAAATCCTTCAAGTGTTGCATTCAATAATGACGGCACAAAAATGTTTATTGTGAGGTCTGGCGCTACAGATATAGTAGACGAGTACACTTTATCTACTGCATTTGATATTTCTACCTCCTCTTTTGTTGATGGTTTTAATATTAATTCGCAAGATACTTCTCCGTGGCAAATAGCATTTAATACAGATGGAACAAAAATGTTTATTGTTGGTCTTACTGGAGATGACGTAAATGAGTATACATTATCAACAGGTTTTGATGTGTCTACCGCCTCATTTGTAGATAGCTTTTCTGTAACTGCGCAAGAAAATTCTCCATATGGTTTAGCCTTTAATAATGATGGAACAAAAATGTACATTTGTGGGAATGAAACTGACAGCATTCACCAATACTCCGTAGGCACAACATCCTACACAAACCAAATGGACAGCACCAAGCTCAACGCCATCACTGACGCGAATCAAATCACGCTCGGTAACGACTTAGACTTTGCAGCTATCCTGTACTACAACACTGGCGCTACAGTCCCAACCTACTCAGGAACGGCTATTAACTACGATGCCAACATCTTGAACCAAGGTGCTGTGCTAGGAACTGACTATAACTTTGACGCTCCTGCTAGTGACAAGGTTAGGATTACAGCGGTCGGTGCGGGTAACTACAAAGTAAGAGTGGTTTAATGAGTCTTGTAGACTTCGCCAAGACAGACCGCCAGAGAGAAACGATTATTACTTGGGAAGAGTGTAATCGTAACTCTGGTATGACTGCGAGTATACTTGGTATCTCTTGCTCAACAGTCCGCGACCACATTGCATATGTGAAGAATACCGCTGCTGCGGCGGGCTACTCAGATAATTGGGATGCGAGACGGCACGTGCCTGAAGGCGAGACAGTCATTGGTCGCAGTGTGTTTACCACAAACGATGATAATGAGCGGGTGTGGTTAAAGACTCGCAGAACTGTTCAAGAAGCAGAACGAGATGCTGCTTTAAAAGCTTTTGTTGAAGAGCTTAACTCGACAGTTGTTCCTGCCAGAAAAAAGCCCAAAGGAAGAAAAGAAAGAAAAGACGACGTCTTGCCAACGGTGGTCGTTGGTGATGCGCACATAGGTTTGCGCGCCGATGGAGCCGAGACGCGAGACAGAAACTTTGATTCCAAGATAGCTTCAAAAGAAATCCTTGAGGCTATCGATGACCTTACCGAAAAAATGCCAGAAGCTAAGATGGGGATGTTGATTGAGGTCGGAGATTTTACGCATTCTGATAGGTCTACTCCTCATACGACGAAAGGCACGCTTGTAGATGTAGATACAAGATACGAAAAAATTTTAAGAACCGCTGCAAATACATTGATAAGAGCGGTTGATAGAATGCTAGATAAGTGCGACATCGTTCAGGTTGTTGTTGCGCGTGGCAATCATGATTCTGATACCGCGTTAGCTGTACAGATGATCCTTGAGTTTTATTACTCTAAGGAACCAAGAGTCAATGTGCTTTCATCTAAGTCATTCTTTCATTACATACAGTGGAACAAGTGGCTTTTTGGCGTCCATCATGGCGATAAAGTCAAGGCAGCTAAGTTGGCTCAAATCATGCCGCGAGACATGCCTACTGCTTGGGGCAAAACAACTCATCGTATGTGGTTCGTTGGACACTTTCATCACGCCTCTGTGCAAGAGTTTGAAGGTGTAACAGTGCAGAAGTTTGGCACACTGGCTCCGCCTGATTCGTGGCATTCTGGTCAAGGATACGGCTCAGACCATACTATGAGCATGATAGTATTCAAGAAGAACGGCGGAAAATTATTAACCTGTACCTATGAGATACCTAGAGTATATGTAGAACCTGATGTGGTGATCTGATGGAAGACCGGCTGAGTAGAGTAGAAAAGAAAATAGATTCCTTGCAGGAGGCGATTATATCATTGGCTCGTGTTGAAGAGCGCTTGGTTACTGTATTTAACCGTCAATCTAGTATTGAGTCTAAGGTTACTCATATTGAAGATAAAGTAGATAAGCTCGCAGAGAGCGTTGTCGCGTCTCGCTCAGTTGAAAGAATAGTTTGGCTATGTATCGCTGCAGCCATTGGCACTGCAGTAAAATATCTGGGGTAATCTATGGACACTATTCCGTTTCCAGATCGTCAATCAGAAGCTCTGACAGAAAAAGCTTGTGATGAGTTAGCAGAGTGGGTAGCTAGATACATTGATAAAGGAATAGACGCTGTTACATTGATCGGAATGTTAGAGCTCTACAAGACTGCAGTCTCGTACAATATGCTTGAGGATGTGGAATGATAGCTAAGATAAAAGCCGCTATGGCGCTTATGAAGGTAGGACGATCAGTCGCAGATCCTGCTAAGTGGAAGGCTCGCCAGATTACAGCTACAGCTCTCACAGGAGCGATCTGGGCGGCTATACAGGCTGCGGAGGCATTCGGATATGCAATACCGGTTGATGAGGCTACAGTTGATTCTGTGGCTGTTGGTGTGCTTGCTATTGCTAACTGGGTGCTCACACTATCGACATCTGAGAAGGTCGGGGTGTAGCATAGGCGTTAAGCCGGTGATGGTTAATCCGCACTGGGTTGAAGTTATTCCAAACATCTATGGCGTAGAAGCCATTTTACTTACAGCGGAGTGCAAGATATGAGTTTATTTGAGTATTTGGGATGGGTTAAGCGGCTGTGGAACATGGTCGTCGATATAGTCAAGCTGATTGAGGAGACTATACCAGATGATGGAGCCGGCAAGGAAAAGCTTGCAGCGTTTGATGTCATGCTTAAGGCGGCTATCGCTAAAGCTGATGATATTGATGCTGAATTTGATAAGCTACAGCCTGTGGCTCATGATATTGTTTCTAGTGTTGTTACTCTCTTTAATACCGTGGGTATTTTTAAGCGATCCAAGTAATGAACAGACTCCAACGCCTTCTCGTAAAGCACGAAGGATTCCGAAATAAGCCTTATGAGGACACTAGCGGATTTGTGTCTATAGGCGTTGGACGAAACCTAGATGGTCTTGGGTTGTCAGACGAAGAAGTAATCTACCTGCTAGATAACGATATCAAGCGTTGTGATAAAGAGCTGTTAAGCAACTTCCGTTGGTACGCAAACCTATGCAGATGCCGTCAGGATGCCATGCTTAACCTGTGCTTTAACCTTGGTATATCACGACTGTTGAAGTTTAAGAAGGCACTGGCAGCTATGGAGGCTAGTGATTACGACGAGGCAGCCGATCAGTTTTTGGACAGTAAATGGGCAACACAGGTAGGATCAGAGAGAGTGGAAGATATCGTCTCAATGATCCGTACCGGAGTGTATGCTAAGGTTTTGTAAGATCCATTTTTTCAAGCTCGTTTTCGATAAGAAACTCGCAGAATTGTTTGATTTTGCGCAGGTCATTAACTCCGCCTTTAGACCGCCAACGAGAAATATACTTCACTATACAGCCTTCACAGAAGCCAAGCTTGTTGGCAAGAATGTAGTCAATCGGCTGTATTTCCATCTTTTGATAATGGTCGCCGTCTACTTGATAATCAGTTGTTTTCATAATTTCCTCAATGGATATAGTCTGTTTCTTCTTCGTTTAGCACTTGCATATGATCCATGAAATCAGACGTTATCTGATCGTCGTTAAAAATAAAGTCTTCCATGTTACCTATCATCCAAGCCATCGAAGCGATGTAATTCATATCATCGTCTGACAGCCTTTCTGCGGCCTCTATAAGCCACTCCTGCGTATCCTCTGGGCTCTTGAGGACAAATCTAATCTGCTTCATTACACTGCTCCAGATAGCCGGCAAGGTCATAGATGCCGTTCATGTGTTTGTAAGCTAACAACCGCGCATCTTCCTTTACAGGAGTTACCGAGACCTTCTCGCCTTTCTTCAGGTCTCTTCCGTGCTCAGACTGCCAGAACCAAGCTTTATCACAGTATCCCATAATTTGAACTATATTGAGTTCATATGATACCGCAGCGAAGATATAAAGGTCGCAGTCTTGGTTGCGGAGATAATCTGTCAGCATGACATTGCTATAAGGCTTAGGAAGGTATTTTGGTGCATTTGTTTTAACATCTATGCGCAGCCCATTAACCATGAAGTCATAGTCATAATCGTCAATATAGTCAAAAGGTATATCATAAGAAGCCATAAAGGCTGCTACAGCCAATTCACCAATATTTCCGGTTATTTGAGAGAAGTCATTAACAGAGCGCGTGCTAAGGCTTTTTGGGGCGCTCTCGGCTATCTCATGCCAGAAATTAGATATTTCAAGAGTTGCGTAGTTCATTTACAGGCCATGGCACATGGATTCCGTGTTTTTCTCCGAAGTGCCTATTTAGGACTTCATAGACCTTAACGTACTCAACCTTCTCGGCCTGAGTAGTAGAGTCCTTGCCTGTCATAGATTCTTGAACCGGCCTCCAGAGGTGCTCCTTAACGCCGTGCATTGTCCAGTCAATACTGGCCTTATGAGCCAAGACTTTCTCCATGCTCATGCCTGCGTCATTTAACGCCTC